TGGCACCTCAAATGACAGAACGATTAGAGTTAAAAGCTCGATATCCAGGAATAACAGACGATTTATTAGATAGTATTTTAATAGATGACAATCCACAGAGAAAAGCAGAAGTATTAGCAACACTAGATGAAGCTTTTGCAATGATGAGAAAAGGAAAAGGACCAGATGAAGTTTTAAGAATAATTAAAGATATGAACAGAACCAAACAAGCTGATGGTGGTTCTATTGATGAAGATGTAAGTTTGACAGTAATCAAAATACCTGATATCAGCGAGTCAGGTGTTGAATCATTATTTAAAAGAAGGTAGAATAGCCAAATGGCCACTATAGACAAACCATTACCAAATGTAGACAACGACAAAGCTCAAGAAGAGATTGTTGAGATTGAAAACAAAAAAGCAGCAGAAGTTATTGATACTCCAACAGGACCTGTAGAAGTAGCAATGGACGAAATGGGCGGAGCAGAAGTTTCTTTTGATCCTAACGCTGTTAACATAGATCCTACACAAGATCATTTTGCAAATCTTGCAGAAACTTTAGACGATGGTGTTTTAGATCCTTTAGGTCACAAGATGATTGACCAATACACTGAATACAAAGAATCACGTGGTGATTGGGAAGATACTTACAAAAACGGTTTAGAACTTTTAGGTTTTAAATACGAAAGACGAACAGAACCTTTCAGAGGTGCATCAGGTGTTAACCACCCTGTACTTGCTGAATCGGTTACACAATTTCAAGCACAAGCTTACAAAGAATTATTACCAGCAGATGGTCCGGTTAGAACTCAAATTTTAGGAGATGTAAATGTTCCTAAAGAAGAGCAAGCTAAACGTGTAAAAGATTTTATGAATTATCAAATTATGGATCAGATGAAAGAATATGAACCAGAGTTTGATCAAATGTTATTTTACCTCCCTCTATCCGGATCTACCTTTAAGAAAGTTTATTATGACGATCTTTTAGGTAGAGCCGTTTCTAAATTTGTACCAGCAGATGATTTAATTGTACCTTACTCTGCAAATTCTTTAGAAGATGCAGAAGCAATTATTCACGTAATTAAAATTTCAGAGAACGAATTAAGAAAACAACAAGTAAATGGTTTTTACCGAGATATAGAATTAGGCGAACCACCAGTTACAGAAAATCAATTAGAAGATAAAAAACTAGAACTTGAAGGAATTGCTAAAGATGGTCAAGAAGATCAATACACTTTATATGAAGTGCATACTAATCTAGATTTAGAAGGTTACGAAGATATGGGTGAAGATGGTGAGCCTACAGGAATTAAACTTCCATATGTTGTAACTGTTGCACAAGCTAACAATAAAATTTTATCTATAAGAAGAAATTACAAAGCAGAAGATCCTAGAAAAAATAAAATTAATTATTTTGTACAATTTAAATTTTTACCAGGAACTGGTTTTTATGGTTTTGGTTTAATACATATGATTGGTGGTTTAACTAGAACTGCAACAGCAGCATTAAGACAATTGTTAGATGCAGGAACTTTAGCAAACTTACCAGCTGGTTTTAAATCACGTGGGATTAGAGTTAGAGACGATGCACAACCATTACAACCCGGTGAATTTAGAGATGTAGATGCGCCTGGTGGAAATATTAAAGATCAGTTTATGACTTTACCTTTTAAAGGGCCAGATCAAACTCTTTTACAATTAATGGGTGTTGTAGTTTCTGCAGGTCAAAGATTTGCAGCAATTTCCGATATGCAAGTTGGTGATATGAATCAACAAGCTGCAGTTGGAACTACAGTTGCACTTCTTGAACGTGGATCACGTGTTATGTCTGCAATTCACAAAAGATTATATGTAGGTTTAAAAGAAGAATTTAAATTATTAGCAGAAGTATTTAAAACATACTTACCACCGGTTTATCCATACGATGTTCCAGGTGCAAGACGAGAAATTAAAGTACAAGACTTTGATGACAGAATAGATATTTTACCTGTAGCAGATCCAAACATCTTCTCACAGACACAAAGAATATCTTTAGCTCAAAGTCAATTACAACTAGCGCAATCAAATCCTCAAATGCATAATCTGTATCAAGCATATAGATCTATGTATGATGCGCTGGGTGTTAAAAATGTTAATGCAATATTACCACCACCACCGCAACCAATGCCGATGGACCCTGCATTAGAACATATTATGGCAATGTCACAAAAACCTTTTCAAGCTTTTCCTGGTCAAGACCACAAAGCTCACATTGATGCACACTTAAACTTTATGAGATTAAATATGGTACAAAATAATCCGTTAGTTATGGCTGCAATGCAAAAAAATATACTAGAACACATTAGTTTAATGGCACAAGAACAAGTTCAAATAGAATTTGTAGAAGAATTACAAGAATTACAAATGATACAACAACAAATGCAACAATTAGGAGCACAAAATCCAGCTATGGCACAAGGTATGATGCAAAATCCACAAGTTATGCAACAACAACAACGAGTTCAACAGATAACAAACGCAATTGAAGCACGAAAAGCGCAATTAGTTGCTGAAATGCAAGAAGATTACGCTAAAGAAGAAGAAAAAATTACTGGTGAGTTCGCTGGAGACCCATTATTAAAAATTAAATCAAGAGAAGTTGACCTAAAAGCAATGGAAAACGCAAGAAAAGAAGAAGAAGGTCAAGAAAGAATTAATCTTGACAAAATGAAGGCTATGATGAACGATCAACAGCACGATGAGAAGCTAGAACAGAACGAAGAACTAGCAAATTTAAGAGCAGGCGTATCATTAGCTAAACAACAGATGGCTGATGCTAGTAAACGTCACGATTTCGGTAGAAATTTTAGAAAAAAATAGATATAAACAAATTAAGGAGAAAACTATGATCAAAAAAGCAAAAGACCCTAAAGCTGTTCCAGAATTAGGTGTTGGAAAAGATGGTTATAAAACAGGTGGCGTAAAAATTGAAGCTACTGATCCTTTTGAAACTCAAACAGTTACTGTTAGAGGAACAAAAGCGATGAGAGCTGAAAAAAAACCTGTTAAAGCTAAATGGTATTAAGCTATGTGGTTATCGGCAATTAAACTAGCCGTTTCTGCTGGCAGTAAAATCTACGCTAACAAGCAACGGGCAAAAGTCGCAATGTCTGATGCACAATTGTTACACGCAGAACGACAAGCGCGAGGTGAGGAAGCTTACCAAGGTAAACTTCTAGAAGCTCGACAAAACGACTACAAGGACGAATTTGTTCTTGTGATATTAAGCGCGCCCATAATCGTGCTCGCTTGGGGAGTCTTTAGTGACAATCCGGTTGCTATGGAGAAAGTAAAAATTTTCTTCGAGCATTTTGCGGCACTCCCGACTTGGTTCAGTACCCTTTGGATCCTCGTCGTTGGAAGTATTTTTGGAATAAAGGGAACACAAATCTTTAAAAACGGAGGAAAAAAATAATGGCAAATAGAAGATTTAACAAACAAACAACTCAACCATTAAAATCTGGTGGAAGAGTTAAAAGAATGGGTGGCGGAATGTCTACTAAAAGAAAAGATATGGCATCTGGTTACTACAAAGACGATATGGGTATGAGAGGTGGAGCTATGTATAAAAAAGGAGGAAGCGTGAAAAAAAAGAAACAAGGATACAAAGATAGAAAAGATGAATCTATCGCTATGAGAATCAGAAAGAAAAGAACTAAAAAGCAATTAAAAGCTTCAAGAGATGATTCTTATGGAAGATTTGGTTCTAAAGCTAAAAAATCTGGCAAAATAAACAAGTAGTTTATTATGTTTAAGAAGTGGTTAAATAAAATAGTTGAAAAACTATTTGGAAAGAGATGTAAGTGTAATGACTAAAAAGAAAATACCTGCTGGTAAAAAAGGTAAGGGAATAAGAAAACTAAAAAAAGTAGCACCACAAGTTGCAAAACGAATGGGTTACAAGAAAGGAATGAGGGTTTGTAGATAATGAAAAAAGGATATCACAAAACAAAAGACGGAAGAACAGCTAAAAAAGGTTTGTATTACTATATGAACAAAAGAAAAAAAGCTGGAACAAGCAGAAAAGGTAAAGGCACTGTTACAGACAAAGCTTTAAAAAGATCTGCGAAAACTGCAAAGAAAGCGTAGTATGAGAAAACAGGATAATATGCCTGCAAGAAACAAAAAAAACTTTAGACCTACAAAGTCTGGAGCGGGTATGACACGAGCCGGTGTCGCTGCCTACAGAAGAAAAAATCCCGGCTCTAAATTAAAAACAGCGGTGACTGGTAAAGTTAAAAAAGGGTCAAAGGCTGCAAACCGACGGAAGTCGTACTGTGCAAGAAGCGCAGGACAAATGAAAAAATTTCCTAAAGCTGCGGCCAATCCCAATTCGAGACTTCGACAGGCACGTAAGCGATGGAAATGTTAGATAGATTAATTTACAAATTCTGTGGTTTTTTAGACGATTCAATTGCGTTTGTTGAAACTTACGTAATTAAAATGACTGAATGGTGTTGGCAATCTAGAGTTAAACTTTTAAATAAAAGGAGAAGAAAGAAAAAATGAGAACAGCAATAATAGATGCTCTTGAAGCAAGATATGAAGCTCAAATTTTAGAAGCAGATGCAACTCTTAAAATTTATTTAGAAAATAGTGTTGGTATTGGTGAACACCCACAACATTTAGAAGAAGTAGATAAGTTAGTAGAAAAAATTGCAACTGCTGAAGAAAAAATAAAAGTACTACAACAATTTAAATTATAATATGCCATTTAAATCAGAAAAACAAAGACGATACCTATATAAAAATGAACCTGCTATAGCTAAAAAGTGGACTAAAAAATATGGTAGTAAAATAAAAAAAACAAAAAAGAGGAAAAAATAATGGATGATTTAATACTAATAGATAAATTAAAAAAAAGAATAAACGCTACTGTTCAACAAATTGGAGATTCAATGATGAGTGGTGGGGTTGACAGTATGGAAAAATATAAGTATATGCTTGGACAGGCACACGCCTACCAATTAATTATACAGGAAATCTCTAACCTGCTAGAACCAAAGGAGCAAAAAAATGAGCAAGGAAATGTCATCGACATCGGAAGTACCAAAAATTAAACTAGGACTTCAAGATAAATATGAGGCGGAAAAAAAAGAAGAACCTCACGCAAAAAGATTAGACGAAAACAATATTAAAGATGTAGAAGACCAGTTACCAGAACCGGTTGGATATAGAATTTTAGTTTTACCTTTTACACCAAAAGAAAAAACTAAAGGCGGAATTTTATTTTCTCAAGAACAATTAGACAAAGCTAGAATCGCAACTACTTGTGGTTATGTTCTAAAAATGGGAGATCTTGCATACGCGGACAAAGATAAATTTAATAAACCGTGGTGCAAAGTAGGAGATTGGGTAATGTTTGCTAGATATGCTGGCGCACGTTTACCGATTGAAGGTGGAGAAGTGCGAATACTAAACGATGACGAAGTGCTAGGGACCATAGGTGATCCTGAATCAGTTCTTCATTACATTTAACAACATAGGAAGGAACTATGCCAGAAGAAAAAGATAAAGTAGAAAATCTAGTTGACGTAGGTGAAGCTGATCAACAAGCAACTGAAATTAATTTAGATGATAAAGGTGAACCAGAAAAAGTTGAAACACCTGCAGAAGAAAAAATTGAGGTAGAACAAGTACCTGAAGATAAATCTTTTGAAAATGAAAGAGAGACTAAACTCGAAAAAAAAGAAGATAGTGATGAGTTAAAAGAATATAGTGATGGCGTTCAAAAACGTATTGCTAAATTAACTCGTAAAATGAGAGAAGCAGAAAGACAGAGAGAAGAAGCTGTTAGTTACGCTCAATCAATTAAAAACAAAAATGATGAAATGGAAGGTAGACTATCTAGAATGGATAGTTCTTATGTTTCAGAATTTGAAACTAGAGTTAAAACTGGATTAGCAGCAGCTAAACTAGCTCTTAAAAATGCTATTGAATCACAAGATGTAGAAGCTCAAATTGCAGCTCAACAACAATTAGCATCTTTAACAATGGATGAAGCAAGAGTTAACTCTATTAAAGTTGCAAACGAGAACAGACCAAAAGCGAGTGAGAGACAAGTAAACATCAATCCTCAACGACAAATGCCTCAACAACAATCAGACCCTAAAGCTGAAGACTGGGCATCTAGAAACAGTTGGTTTGGTAATGATAGTGCAATGACCTACACAGCTTTTGATATACATAAAAAGCTTGTAGAAACAGAAGGATTCGATCCTCAATCAAATGAATATTATGCTGAAGTTGATAAGAGAATAAGACTTGAATTTCCGCACAAATTTGATAAGATAGATAACACTTCTACAGAAAGAGCAAAACCTGCTCAAAATGTAGCTTCGGCTAAACGTTCAGCCTCGACAGGACGCAAAAAAACTGTACGACTCACGCCTTCACAGGTAGCAATTGCTAAAAGATTAGGTGTGCCGCTAGAAGCTTATGCAAAACAATTAAAAATCACGGAAGGAGCATAAAATGGAAAATGAAAAAATTAAAACTTCTCGTGCGAGTCAAACTAGAGACAAAATTGAAGTCAAAAAAGTTTGGACTCCACCCAACTCACTTGATGCACCACCAGCGCCAACTGGATATAGACATCAATGGATACGTTCCGAAATACTCGGAGCATCAGATGCTAAAAATGTAGCATCATCTTTGAGAGAAGGATGGGAGTTAGTGAGAGCTGACCAATATCCAGATACTCAATATCCAGAGATGACTGAAGGTAAATACGCTGGAGTTATTGGAGTGGGCGGCCTATTGCTGGCTAGGATACCAGAGGAGATTGCGCTTCAAATCGATGCTTATTATAAAAAGCAAAACGATGCAAAAGAAGAAGCAGTAGAGAACAATCTTATGAAGGAACAGCACCCTAGTATGAAATTCCAAAAGGAATCTAATACTCGTGTAACTTTTGGTGGTACAAAGAAATAGTCTTATAACAATTTCTACGTCCAACAAAATATATTAAACCGTACTGGAGGCCCTTCGGGGCAGGTACATAAAAAGGAAACAATACTATGGCAAATGCAAGTACAACTGGATTTGGTTTAAGAGCTGTAATGACTGTTGGAAATACT